AGTGTCCCGAATCCTTTCAGCCACTCGGTGCTGTCCACTAGAGTTCCTGTTCTCATGTCTAGGTCTAGAAGGAAACTAACATCGGTTATGTCTCCGTCATCTGCTTTTACCGTTATTCCGCCATTGCTTGCTGTAAATGTTGTCATATTTTTTTCACCTTACCTTTTTTCTCCTTATCTACAGACTCACTTCAAGTCTCTGATGCTCCCTTGTCCTCCGAAGAAAGTGGTCCAAAGTTCTCCCATGGTCCTGTACATTCCCTCTTGTCCTAGTCTGTTGATTGCGAATGGGTCACCAGTCTCAATTCCACTCTCGTAGTACTGTGTTGGTATCGCCGTGCTGAAGTACATGTAGTCAGTGTCTAGGAAGTACATCCTGCTGATTACGTCTGCTTTGACATCCTTGGAAGGAATGATTGGGACTCCGTTGTAGGTTGCTACTACGAATCCGGCTTCCATTCCGGGTACACCCTTGACACCGTTGTAGGTTGGGGTGACTCTCTTCTCTTCCATGAACCTCTGCTGGGACTGTAGCAGTTGCTGTAGTCTCATCAGAGTGTCGTATCCGGTTAGCATGACCTTGGGGTTTCCACCACGTACCCAGATTTTCTGGAATAGGTCGTCTAGTTGGTCTAGGCTTAGAACCCTGTCAGTTGCACCGGTGTCTGCGTTTACCTCTGCGTATGACCAAGAGTTGTCACTGCCATCTCTGTTGATGGAGTAGATGTCCTCTCTGCCAGCAGTGTAGTGAGTTCCTGCTGTCATTGCACTTGAGTCGCCAGTGGTCACTCTGTCGATGGACTCGAAGTTGTTGTCTGCTGTCGTGTCCACGTCTAGTAGTAGCATCTTGTTGGTCATCTCTGCGTGGTGCTTGCCCATCTCCTCTTTCAGGACTGAGCGTATGTCGCCCATTCCGTCATCCTTGTCAGCAAGGAAGATAGCAGTCTCGGACATGTCGAACGTGTGAACGACCGTCTTTGGCTTTGCAGCCACGTGCTGGAAGGTAGGCTTCACTGTGTCTGGGAGGGTTGCGTTCTCTGCAACACCACCGTGGACTGCGCCTGAGTTAGGCTTGTCAGTGAGCACTCTCCATCCTGACCTGTCCCAAGGCCTCTTTGGTAGTATGCTGAATGCGTTGAACTCTTGGTTCATCTGCGACCATACTTTGCGTCCGTAGATTGCATTGTATGTACCACCGGTGGTGGACAGCATTGGTGCGTCTGCTTTCAATAGTTCACTACCGGAGTATGAATAACCCATCGAGTTACCTGCTCCGTAGTAGTACCTTTCCATATCTGTTATTGTTCTTACATAGTTTCTTGCCATTCTTAATCACTCCTGAAGGTGCTGTTTGCGAGGTTGTGTACCTCTTCCCAACTCATTGTTGCGAGTTCCTCAGTCGAAGGGATTTCGACGGTTGGAAGGGATGCTGCTGATTTTGCGATAGTCTCACCGGACTCTACTGAGCCGATGCTGTCGATGCGCTCTGTTAGAGCGGCTAGCGACTTCTCGATAGCGGCTAGTGGGCTGCGAGCATCGAATGCTGCTGCCTCTGCCTTTGCGATTTCCTCTTGCCTCTCTGCTGCGAACCTGCTGGAGAAGTGGTTCTCTAGGCTTCCCTTGAACTCCTGCTCCAGTGCTGCTGCCTTGTAGACCTCGTATGCTGCCTCGATATCCGAGTCAGACACTCTGTCTGCGGTTAGGAAGTCGGACTTCTCTAGAGTGGACCTCTTGCCCTTTCCACCAGAGCCAAAGTTGGCCTTGGGGACTTCTGGCTTTCCGTCCACGGTCTCCCTCTTTGGGGCTTGACCGCCGAACCTCACAGCCCCGTCACCGATTTCTTCTGGTGTCGAGCCTGCGTTGGCTTTGTTGAGGTCATCAAAGTGAGCACGTGCGGAAATTGTGTCCACACCTGCACTCTTCAGAGTGTCCTCCATCCAGTTGAGGTACTCTGAGGAGATAACGTCTGAGTACTCTGATTTTCCGACACCATCGTCGTCATCGTCGTCATCATCGTTCTTCATGGCTTCTTTGTGGTCTTTGCCGCCATACATTTTCTCCTCGTCGTCCTTCTTGTCGCCTTCGTCGTCTTTCTTCTTGCCTTCCATATGCTCTTTCAAGCCCGGTGGCATTTCTCCCTTCTCCATGGAGTCGAGACGGCCTTCCAGACGTGACAGAACATCTGTCATTTGCGTCATTACATCGTTTTCTGCTTCTGTCATTTTTTTCACCTTTTTATCTTCTTTTAATATCCTAAATGTTGCTTCGGGATTTATTCCTTTCTCACAGATTGTGATTTCGTGTAGTTCAAGTTTGCTGATTTCTTGGTAGTCGCCGTGCACTGCGTCTGATTTTCTGACTCGTTTGAATGCCTGCCCTCCAATACTAAAACCTCTCAATGAGCCTTTTCGTATTTCAGCAGCGACTTCCTTTGCTTTTTCAATGTCGTCCCGTAATTCTACTACTACGAACATGCCGACATCATCAACTTCGCTTTTCCATAACCTCCCTTCACTATCTGTATAATTAGGAATAACTTCTCCGACTTGTATGTTTGAGTGCGCTAGTTGCACGTTTCTGTACTTCGGGTCCTCCATGTATTTCTTGAATGCGCTTTTCAATGCCTCTTTCGTAATCTTGTCTCCTTGCTTGTCAACTACTTCTACGCTAGCATACCCAGCGACAACGAGGTCTCCACCCTTGATGAGTGTAATTCCAGACTGAGGTTGTCGCAATGGGGATAGCACACTGACCCAGACTTAATGTGTCATACTACTTATATGAAGCGGCAACAAACTAAACTGTTGTTGCTTCTTTACTTGGACCTGAATCTTCGTTTTTGATGCCCTTACCCTTCTTTTGTTGCCGCTTCATATGTGGATACGGCTTCTCATCGTCTTCTGTGGGTCTGGCTCTCATGTCGTAGTCGGGGAGGGTCTGCTCTCCGTCAAGGGTGGTAGGCCCTCTGGGACTCTCAATCTGAGCACCCAGTTCTATACCGAGACCTTTGCTACCGCTCATGGGGAAGTGTCCTTTCTCTAAGACATCCAGAACTCTGACCATGACACCGAGCGCTTTCTCCATCTGCGGTTTGAGTAGTTGGTTCTTCTCTGCCAGCGTCTTGGCCTTGTCCTGTACCTTCTTCTCAGGTATGGGTCTCTTCTCCACTTTGCCTTTGAGCATCATGCTGGCTACCTGAGACCAGTATGGCTTGAGGCTCTCGGACAGTCTGATTGAGTAATCCGACTCACCGAACTCCGAGAGCAATGTGCGAGGTGAGTGCACCCAGTATCCCAAGTCAGACTTCTCCAACGTGTAGAAGACATCGTTCTCAAGATACGTCTTGACAATCAACGTGTTGTCTTCTATGTCTACGTCGTGTGGGAAGTGCAGATTTGGTGTGGACTTGGCTAGGATGTTGAGTGTCTCCATGCTGACGCTGGACTCCCCTTCACCCTCTCCTACTATCTTGATTGGATTCAAGTCGTACACCTCCCTGCCGTTGATTTTCTTTCTCTTGATTCCTGTGACCTCGACCTCGACAATCTCTCCCTCGTCAAACGACTTTGGGCTGGATACCGTCCCTACGTCGAGATACACCTCTCCCTCGTAATTCATTGTGACGTTCTCTATACCCTCGTCGTCAATCAGAGGTCCTGCACCTAACCTGTATGTGATGCTCTTCTTGCCCCTCTTGTCGAGAACCCTGAGGTTGACGTTCTTGTTCGGTCTCAGCAAAACCCACTTGGGGTGTCTCTTCTCCCCCTTCATGTATGTGCTCTTACCGTCCCTGATTAGCAGGCAGTCATGGTCCTCAAGAAGTGATTTCACCGCGTCTTCCAGACCCTCATCATCGGTCATGCGTGTGTCATGAGGGCCGGGTACGGTGACGTTATCGTATCCGTCGAACTGTCCCCTGAGTATCTTCAGTCTCTCCTGTATGGTCATATCACTTACATCGGTGTCGTCGTAGTAGGTGATGTCGATGATGTGCAACTCGTCATCTGAGAGTATGCCATCCAAGGTGCAGTCCTTCTTCCCTAGGTTCTTGACACCATCTTTGACCCAATCGGGAATGCTCATCCTTGAGTTGTGTTCGTTGTACGCTGACACCTTATCGTTCAACTTCATGACAACGACCCTCTCTCCCTCGTACCACTTGGACACCACCCAAGAGCCGGTGAAGCCCCTGAGTTGCTCCATGTCCTTGAAGTCGAATATCCTGTGCATGGGTCGTATCGGTGGCACGAAGTTCGGCGTGTCGTCTTCCTTGAGCATCAATGAGTCCGGGTTGAGCAAGAACGCTGCGTAGTCCGATGGTTCGCTGGTCGTTATTGAGTAGGGCTGTTCTGCTGGTACAGTACCGTCTGGGTTGACCATGAACTGGTTAGCACTGGTCATAGAGATGTTCTGCTCATCGAGTTTCTGGACTGCTGCTGCCACTTCTCCCCCGAAATGATTGTCGATGACTGACATGGGCACTGCGTGCATCGGCTGAGGAGCGGCTGTCGGTCCTGACGTGAGTTCACCGAAGGTGGCATCGAATGACTCGGCTGGTTTTCTGAGTCTGTGGTTGCCGTGCTCCATGAGTCCTGAGTATCCGTAGAGGTCCATGATGGGCGAGCCGTGCACTCCTATCGGATGCAGTTCCCTTGGCCCGAAGCCTATTTCCTCGCTATCAATCATGGCAGGTGACGATGACAGGTCGAAGTTGGGGTCATGCACGAAGAGGTCCTTGCTCGCATGTTGGATGTAGTCGGCTCGTGTTTGTACACCACGGTTGCTCTTTTTTGCCTTGATTTTTTTATTATTAAGGGCAGAATACCTCATCTGACTCGTGTTACCAAGAGGAGAAGTTTCTTGCCTAACATACTCAGGCGATGCGAAGTATGTCAGACCTAGACTGTCCTGAACCTCCTTGGGAAGGCTGTTGACCTGACCCCTGAGACCTCTCATCTGGGACTCTATGCGTTTTGTATACCCAAGTATATCATCTTGGGAAAAACCATACTTCTCCTCAAACTCCTCGTTGGAGAGTTTCGTGTTGTCGGAGGTGCGGTCTCTAGTGGATGCGAATATCTTTCCAGCATGGTCGTGCATGTGCTCTATGTCATCATAACCCAAGAACATCCTTTGGCCTTCTCCAATGTACAACTCAGGGGGGTTTGTCGTAATGGAGTTGAGGGACATCAGCACCCTGTGGTCATCCTCGTTGTTAGGGTCTAGTGATGCCTTTATCGAATCCAGCACGCTTCCGTAGTGCGCCGAGTGATTGCCGTCATCACCCATGCCTAGGTGCTTCACTAGGTCGTCCAGAGTTGTTTTCGAGTCTACTCTGAATCCGTGCTCTCGCATGTGCTCTGGTAGTCTGTGGAGTCCAGTCCTCTGCAATGGTGTCTTTCTTTCGTCTATGCCGTGTTCCATAACCTTGAGTTCGTTTGTCCAAGTCTCACCGTTGGGTAGTTCTATCTCCGCTCCCCTCGGTAGGTGCATCAAGACCATGTTGGCATCCCTGAACAGGCCGTCAATCTCCGCATCCAAGTTGGGGTTGTCGGGGCTGAACGTGCCCTCCGGCTTGAGTTGCCTGAGGACCATCGCCATCTGCTCTATTGCTCGGTGATGGGATTGTACCCTGTCCATGCGTTCCCTTAATCTGCTTTTAGCCGTTTTAACATCTTTCAAATCTACTCTGGTTTTGCCTCCTAGTAGTGTTTTCTCTTTCGGTACGTCAATATCCAAATGATGGAAGAACTCGTTAATGGCCTGCTCATCACCAGTCCTAGCACCGAAAGATGGAAGGTTCACTCCCAACACGTTTTTGTCCAGTCTCAGTCTACCACGAGGTCTTTCGTTTCCGGTTCTTCCCAGCATGGTTGCTATGGCGTGTGCCCAGACATGTTGATGTGCAGAAACTTGGTCTGGTTTTATCTTCTCCTCGTAACTATCCTGCACGTTATCCCCGGTTGGTAACACTTCACCCGCTCCTATGGTTGCTGCTAGGTTCGTGCCACCTATGTCCACTGTCTCTTTCTTGACTGACTTGTATCCCTTGCCGTGTGGTATCCTTGAGTTGGTAGCACCGGAAGCGTAGTCGGGTTTGGTGATTCTGTAGTTCTTGCCATACCTCTCCACTAATTCCTCATCGGACAATCTGGATATGGCATTGACCAGACCGGGTGATAGGTGTGAAAGGTTTGCGAGAATCTGGTTCTTCGGAGTCTGGCCGTCTCCTCCTACGACCATAGTCTGACCGTACTTGGATAGTATGTTGGCTGGGGTGTTGAACACACCACGCTTGTGGTTGAGGTAGGGGGCAATCAATCCTATGTTGGACTCATTGGGTGTTATTCTCTCCCCGTCTATCATACCTAGATGACTCTCACCCTCTGCGTTTGAGAAGTGCCTGAATAGCATCTCCATCAGAGTGTGTGGGTTTCTACCAAGACCACCAGCAGCGAAGGCTGGAGCGAAGAAAGCGCCTAGGCCGTAGTGACCTGTGCTATCGGGAATCCTCAAGTCCTGCATGACCTCGGCCATCTCCGGGTCAATCTCAGACTCATCGAAGTACAGACCACCATGCAGGAGCATGTCATTGCGTATCTCCTTGGCATCCTTGCCTAGGTCTCCTTGGGACTTTGCTTTGGCGAGCACCGACATGAGTGTGTCCCTGTCGAGCAGAGGACCTGAGAAGTTGGGATAGTGATGGTCATCATCCTCGGTCATCTCTGTCATGTCCTCGTTGTATCCCAATGCGTAGAGAATCTCCTTCTTGGATAGCCTAACATCTTCTTTATGGCCTGTGTTGATTATGTCATTCAGGGACTTGTCATAGTGAGCGGCTATCGCATCCTCCTCGGATGCACCCTCGTTCTTCTTCTGGTATCTCTTGATTGAACTCTCACTATGCTTCGACAACTTGGGTAGGTGGTTGAACTCCTTGTGTGCCTTGCCGGTATCCTTGTGGAAGTGACCATCCTTGTCAAGACCGTTCTCATCATTGGCTTCGACAAACTCCAGACCCATAGCCTCTCTGAGGTTGTTGTGTATGGTGTCCCTGTGCTCGAAATCGTCGTCATGTACTATGTCGTGGAGCGCTGCAAAGAACTCATCTTGCTGTTTGTTGGATAGTTGCTCTTCGTTGCTCTCTTTATGTGGTATGACGTTCTCGTTCGTGAAGCCATGCTTCCTACCACCCCAGTTGGACATCGGGTTGAGTATGTGATGAGTTGACCTCTTTATCCTCCCAGCGGATACGGTCGTGCCATCTGGTAGTTTGATGTCTTGGTTTTCCACCTTATCCAGTCCATCCTGCATCTTGTTCATTATCGCTGTTCTCTCTCTGGGGGAGAACCACTGTAGTTGGTGTATGAAACCACCAAGACCCAGATTGTATCCGTGGTCAATGGTCTCCGCTGGTGGCATCTTGCCTTCCTTGTCTGCGAGTGAGTAATCGAACTCCTGTTCCTTCACCTCGGTATCCACATGCTTGTGATTCCAACTCCTAGCCCTGTCTTCTGCGTGTAGTTTCCTGAGAGCCAGTTCCTCCTGCGAGTGGAAGTGACCTTCTGGTGTCTCGTCTGACAGTCCCTCTGCTCTGGCATCTGCGATAGCGCCTGTCCTCCAAGAGCCATCATGGTCTACATCGCCGGTCTCAGGGTTGATGCTCTTCCACTCCTCGTCACCACTGAGCCAACGTTGGTAGTCCCTCTCGTACACGTCTTGCATGGTCTTGAGTGATACGTCCTTCAAACCGCCGAGAGGACCGAGACCGTGGAAGTTCCTGACCGTGTTGCCCTCTAGGTCCAACTTCTCCATTCCCCTGTGATGTGGGCTGCCCTTCTTCCTGAGCATCCTGTCTTGTGCATGCTCCACCGCTGCCGATATCCTTCCGTGTGTCTTGTGGTTGGTGTGCGTGGGTAGCATCTGCCTGACCATCAAATCGTCTCT